TTCCCAATCAGACGGTATGGAACGGTTTTGAAGTACGTCCTCATAGTCTTCTTCAGGAGTCGAAACAGGCATGAACAAATTTCCATTCTTGCAATGATGGCAGGTCTTGTTGGGATAGCCATGCAAGCAAATGGTAGACTTGGACTGCACGTTGGCTTGGGAAAACTTTTTGGTATTTTTCCACTCCTCAATGAGGTGTCGAACAACAATCCAAAATTCTTTTTCATCCATCCAATCGCCGGCAGGGTGAAATCTGATCTCTCCACTACCGTCGTCAAGCAGCTTGCCCATTCTAAATAGATAGGGCGTCACACCTGCAGGAAGTTTTTTAACTTTTTCCACGTCAAATCCGCCATCCTCTTTCTTACAATCTTTTCGAATGTCAAAATAGAAGAAATGGCCCAGTCGTCGTAAAATAGCCTCATTATCCTTGCCTTCATGGATCAGAAAGTCCTTGTTCATAGTCATCATCAAACCATCGTGGTTATAGACACTAATTCCTTTCTCTTCAGCCGCAGCACGATTGATTTCGCGTGAACCAGACTCGTTGAGTGTCATTAGCAGGCTGGCAACAGGAATTTCCCTGTATTTTATGTCAACCTGATCTATATCGTGACAAACAACAACATTGGTGCCCAGCCTAACCTGTTCATCAAACTTAGTCTGCTGACGATGGCTGATGTAAGGATGGCTGTGCCCCAGCATATTGCCCAATAAATAGGCATTCTGGTTTACCCAATTCGTTTTTCCAACACTTGGATCTCCGCTGCACGTCAAAGTGAACGGTCTAACCCTTCCATGTGTGGTTTTCAATTCATTCATGATAGTGCGGATGATTGTTGTCAAACGCATACACGAATTCTTGAGTTTTGTACTACCTTTGTTCTTGGGATGTGTTAATTCCATCTCCCATTTCTCTTGTAGTCGAGCAGCATTTCCGAGCTCTTTGCTCAAATCAACGCCCTCGGCTTCCCACAGACCGGCTTGAATGAGTGACATCACCTTTTCAAAGTGATATAGGTCATTCTCATTAGCAGTGCATAGGCCCAAGAAAGTAGCAGCAGGATCGGCCGAAGCCGTAGCCCATGCTACCCGGTTGACTAACTTCAGCAGAGCAAAAGCTCCACCAATTGCCAGTCCAAAACCTGGTACAAAAGAATTGGCGACCGATTGACGAGTCTTCGACACTTGTTCAGGCGCAATTATACCTGCCATGCAGGGAATTGCGGTAAACACAGCCGCGGCACACATCATGATAGTGTTAATGTCACGGTCTTTCAGTGTCTTTTCCATGGCTTCTGCCATCTCAGTGATTCCCGTAGTCAAACTGATCAAGCGGGAAACTCGGTCAGTTGAGGGCACCTCCAAATCGTCGATGGTGCTATGCGTAGATTCACTGTCCGTATCGATCTCTTTAGGCACTGGAAGTGCCTCGTTCGACGTCAATGTGAGCGTCTCAAAGTCAGAAGGATCCTCCAAAGCCATAAAGAAAGGCTGTTCATCTGGAAGAAAACATGCTAACAACGAAACGTGATACTCTTTGCCGACATACGTGTATATGAATTTGATTACCACGGTCAAGACTCTGATAGTCTCGTCTTTGGCCATGGTTTTAGGGTTGATTAACCAAACTTCATACAACATGGAAATAAAGGGATCAAACCAAGAAGTTTTGCTCATATTTTTCATTACAGGGGCAATCAAAGAATAGTCCAAGTGAAAAGCACGAGCCATAATAGCCCACCTGCTATTGTCAACAGTGCTAGATACATATCTGCATGTCAAAAATTTGATGCGCAAGAGTTCAACTACTTTCGAATCACAAAACAAGGCATCATATGCCAGATAAAGTAACGCTAGAGCGCTGAAAACGTGCCAACCAGAGAAAAGCAATACTGCCACTGCAAGAGCAGCAAGCAACTTGCCAGCATGAGCAATCAAAAAGCCGCATATGATTGGCGACAGAAAGATATACCATCTGGTTGCGAGTTCATAATTGGCCGACCACTCAAACAAAGGGGAGCGGGAAAACACCGACTCATAATAAAGCCGGCTCATCAAAGAGCGCAACATAGAGTCAGCAGCCTCCTCGTCCTCAAATTCCTCTGCAAGGTGAAAGGCCAATTCATGTGGTTCATCATGGTCCACTTCCAATTCCTGTGACATAGTCTTGGCATTGAACGTGTATGGCCTGTTGGCCTCAACGTCAAAGTGCCAATCTTCCTTCTTCTTCTTAGTGGTAGTTTCGTTCGGGTGGGAGATATACTCCACTACAAACTTGTAAGCTGCCTGGAAAAAAATGGTGATCAAAGGTATCAAAATAATATTCATGCCCGTGTGACTTCGCTGTTCGAGAGGCACCGCAGCAACTGCTGGTAGGCACATCAAACAAATAGTCATAAGCACTGTTGATTGCGGGTCAAGAAGCAAGGGAGTCTTCAGGTGCATGTTTTGCACGCGACGACCCACTGCCTTATGATCAGCAACGAACCATTTTGAGACAGCCGAACTGAGCGCTATCCTGCGTCTATAGGCACAATAAAATCGAGCCACGCATAACACTAGGAGCGTAAACAGTACGGCATAAAGCTCATAAGAGCGAAACAAACGTATAAACAAACGTGTCACAAGACTTGGGCAGTCATAAATGTGATACAAAGCGACAGCTTGGGAGCCATCATAAATAGTGTCGTTCATAGGGTAAAGTAAGCCACAGTAAACTGGGCCCATCTCTCCCTCTTGCAAACCCATTACGGTGCGCACTTTTCCTATTACAGGAGCCATGCAAACCAAATTGGGCTGCGAATCGCTAGAATGCTGGTGGTAGGTATTCAAAATATCATCAATCATGGTTGCAAGTAGTTGTTAAAAATAATAATGCTTGGTTAATTGGTAATGGTATTTTAAAGAAGGTTTATAGTATGTGTAAGTAATCATATTATAAATAGTAATGCTTTGTGGGCATGGTGGGGTTGGCTGAGACCTGCAGACCCACAGTTCCGTCCATCATAATGTCGACGCAGTAAGCTAATAACTGCGCAGAACTACATCACACGGTAGGTAGGGGGAGACCCCCGTGCTATCTCATTCTACTCATATCTCAAATCCAAACTCAAATAGAGGTTTAGGAAAAATTAAAAGACAATCTCAAAGCGCATCAGCGCTGAGAGACTAATCTAGCAACTTAAAATAAACATAATTGCATGGACATTGAGTCCGTCCTCAGAAAAGCTTATTCCACACTTTTCATTCCGATCAATGCGTATAAATCCTCCAAAAAGGCCTAAGTTGTACGTTTAATTTGTCAAATAAAGTTTTTAAAGTGATAATAATATATATGTATTCATGTAAATTTTTATAATTATAAGACAAAGTAATCGCCTGATTTCAATTCCTACAAATCAGTAAAGTAACTGGCCGCCTTTCATCCGGGTACCAAACCGGACTGGAAGCAACAACGCAAAAATCTTCATTAGAAGTTCGCATAATCCAAATGTCCTAAAAAGGACTCCTACAATAGTTCTCTTCATACTCAGTCGCCGTTTGCACGACGAATAAATAGTGAGTTACAGCTAATCCAACTGTAATCACAATTTACTGTATCTGGGGTAAAACAATCCACTGATCTGCAGCTGTATGAATGTGACAGCAAACACTGAAGTTTCATAGGATAACTTCTAACCTAAGGCTGATAAAACAGCCTGAACATTTGTTAAGGTACAATAGTTCAAATAAAATAAAACCGATATTCTAAGCATAATATCAAAGCTACTTTCACTAGAAAAAGTTTTGCATAGATTATCTAGTATAGTTCGTAATTCCAAGTAATTGCCATTAATTGAAACAGAGTATTTTCTATCTTCCCGTGATTCAACACACGGGTCGAATCCTGGAAATACACTCCTTAGACCTGCACACGTTTCTAAC